TGTGTAGTCTATCGTCTCATCGTTTAATAGCCCACTTGCTTCAATGTCGAATACCAATCTCATTTTTCTTTCTCTCTCAAATAAATAAAGGGAAAGAATAACAGCTTTCCCTTAGATTTACAACACTAAATACCAAATGGTATTAGTTCATGCTCTTTAAACTTATCATTCCAATTACATCTTCCATTATAAACAGCATAGTAGTCACAGTCTAAATACTCATCCTCTGTGTAGTTTATCCAACCTCGTTCCCACTTCACTTTATTGTCAAGCTCATGGTCAAACCAACGAGCATTGACGTAGTGGATTGGTAATGTTTCTAAATTATCTGTTTGCAGTAGTGATGCCACTAGGCTGCGAGTCCACCCTGCATGGCGATAGAATCGGTAGCACAGAGATGCTTCTTGGATTTTCATAAACTTACCTTAAAATGTTGGTGGTTTAATCTGACTAAAATAATACTCTTTATCGTACAGAGTATGTGTCTCATTCTCATAGAAAATCTCACAAGCTAATCCTGTAACACCTGTATCACGAGACTTCAACAAATACACTTGTGTTGTATTACGCTCTACATCATCTTCCGCAGTTTTATCCCTTTGGAGAGAGATGTTAATACCAGCACTACGATATTGTGTACCACTGCCAATAGTAGCCTCTTCTGTTAAGAATGCACCTTGACTAGCAGCCTTCTGTCCTCCACCTGCCTTACGAGTATGGCTAATGTTAATCAGGATGCAATTATACTGTTTAACGATGTTCTTCTGCCAGCGCATATACTTATCAACATCTTCTATGCTCATTCCTGCAAACACATCACTGATAACATCGAATACAATCACTTTAACGCCAAACGATACAATCAACTCTTCAACGTGGTTCTGTAGTTCAGAGTAGTCGCCCCTGTCGTCTAAGATGTACAAACGAGGGCTACCATCTTCATAACAGAATAACTCTTTGGCACAAGTCTCCATGTGTTCGCTTGTCACAACAGAGTGCTTCTCTTCTTTGTTACTAATCAAAGCTAGTTTCTTACCTGCATAACACGACAACAGGTTTTCGCCATAAGCTGCACTGTCAGCTTCAAGAGATACAACACCTGTTAAGATATTGCACTCTTTACTCCAGTGAATAACGCATTGATTAATCAAACTACTCTTTCCGCTACCTGACCCTGCAAGAATGTTAACAATAAACCCGTAGGTAATACCGCCTGAAAGCATCTTATTTAGTTTATCAAGGAATGGTGGGAAGGGTAAACGCTCTAGTAATGAACGCTGAACAACTTCTTTATAAATATCCGTACTTGCCACGATACCAGCAGGTGTATGTTTCTTGGCATTAAAAAAGTCTGTAACAAACTCGCGCTCTTTCCCATTCACTAGATAGTCGTTAGCATCTTTGTACCGTGTATTCAACACCCACACTTTACCTTTAGGCAACATTGGGATAATTTTCTCAACAGCCTCTTTACCTGCTTTATCATTATCAAAACAAACAATAACACGCTCAAACTTATCTAAGAACTTGTAATTATGTTGTAGCTGTTTACCACAACCACCTTCACCAACTGTAGGGGTAACACAGGCAATAGGATCGTAAGCAGCACTCTTGTCTTTACTTAACTGATAATCTCGTAACATCTGAAAAGCAGACAGAAAATCCACTTCACCAGCGCAAATCACTACATACTTGCCACCATTAGGAAATCTGAAACTACCAATCAAGTCACACTGCTTACCAACTTCACCTACAGGGTGAGAGAAGTCCTTTGGAAATACTCGTGTCTTGTAGCCAACATGACCACCATCAATAGTTGTAGGAACGAACTGCTTTATAGGCAATCCCGTCTCTTGAGAACATTCATAAGTCACACCAAAGAACCTATTAGTTTCAGGACGAATACCGCGCCATGTTACTTTGTGTGTAGTACCATCCTTAATACGTTTCTTGCTATCTTCACTCATCTCTTTAATATCGTTTAACACTTCGTCTTCCTCATTAGGTATATAAGCTTCATCACCGTGTACATGATAACCACAAGAGAAACAGTGTTTACCACCGTCACTGTAGTTTGCTAAATTGTCTCTTGATTTGTCACCGCCTTTCTCGACACACTTAGGGCATTGTGACTTGAATTTGAATAGTGCCATATACTTTCTCTCTTTTCTTTAATTAAATTATTAAATTAAATGGCCTCAACTAAGAAGCCATAATATCTACACTATTCAGTGTAGCCCACTATTCAGCTAATCGCCACTTGATAATATCTGTATCTTCATTCTCAAATGACCAATAAAAATCATCAGCCTGTGAAATCTCCTTTATACCTCCTCGCAGTTTAACCTCTATCTTAACACCACAATCAACAGGCATCCAGCCTGTGTTCTTTGTCCATTTAGACTGTTTAACTTTGTAATGTGTAATGTTAACACTTTCGCTAAAGAACCAGTTAGCAGACCCGACAGTGCTTTTAGTAACATCACCATCACTCCAATGCAACTTAATCTTAACATCATCATCTAAACCTTCGGGCTTTTCACCTGTTGTGTTCTCAATCCAATTCGACCACTTACTTTCGCTCATCACTTCTCTCCAACTAAAAATACTTTATATTGTGTTCTAATAGCAAAGAACACATCATTACGGTTGATAGGGTAGTCACTAACCACCCCTGTGGTTTCATCTACAGTTGGAATAACACAACTGCTTGTCAAGACCACATCACTGGCAATAATGTTATTAGTACGAACTTTCACCCCAAGAAATGTAGTCGTCTCTATTAGAGTAGCTGTCCATAACCCATTCTCCGCCTTGAAGCTCGTCATCTTTAAGAATTTTACTGTCATGTTTGTTCCAAGTTAAATTAGTTGGTTCGGTTTTACAAATATGTAACCAACCATTAAGCTCATAGAGGCTTGAATGGCTACGTTTAAGACCGCATTTGCCACAGTGGGGGCATGATTCAAATTCTATATTCATAGCATCCCTGTGACCTCTGTATTGAGTTGTAAGAAGCCTGTAACCAACATACTGAACACTAACACAACTAAACTAAATACAATGTCTTTCATTGTATTGATACTTGGGTTCTTTACCATGCCCACTGTATCAACAGACAAGAAGTATAAGCTTAATGCACCACAAAATAAAAACAACACTTGTACCACTACCATTTTAATTCTCCACCACTTTGTAAGCTACTATGTCTGAATCACTGCCTGTTGGTAGCCAATTGTCTGCATCTTTAATTTCACTCCACCACCAACTCACTTGGTCAGCTATTTGACTTGTAATATATCCATCTCTAAACATTACAACAACTTTAGTGTCTAATGTTTCAGGGTATGGTTTCTCTTTAGTCCATGCCCATTCTGTAAAACCTTCGGGGATGTTCATTTTATTTCTCTCTGTTTGTGTTTTGATATGAGAAGCATAATCCACTACGCTCCTCGTGTCAATAACTAATTATCACATATTGGATAAATAGTTTTATCGTCAATGTACTCGTTAATTGTTGAGCATAGTTCTCGCATAAACAAGGCATACTCTACACTATCAAAACTACCAAGTAATGCTGTAATATCATCACCTGATAGTGTTTCTACAGATAACACCTCTGTCGCATAGGGTGTAGCATAATGTAGGTCTGTTGCTACGTTAGCCTCTACAAACAACTTAACATCTTTAAATGTTAAACCTACATTGAAAGTTTTATTCATGTTTTATCTCCTAAAATACGTTTATTTATTTCTAAAAGATACTCATTTATGTCAACACCATAAATCTCTAAATCTTCAAGCTTAATTGGTGTTGACCATGTAATACCTGCATCTGTGCTTCTGTTCTTAACCCACTGCATCGTGTGTTTAATTGTGTTATGAAAGTCTGTATCTCTACAATCTGTTAACACCTTATCAATATATAACAAGTAATCAGCAAATGCCGCATCACTGTTAAATACTTTCCATTTGGTTAGGAAGTCTTTTAGGGTCACTTCACAGCCTTTGCCATCACGAGCCAAGATGAAATAACCTTGAATTGAATCTGTTGGTGGAACGTATTTTGAAATGCGTAATACATCTTTGCCGTTTGTGTATAGTGTGTTAATCATATTGTACCCCTAATCTGTTTCTTGAACTTGGTAATTTATTAAAGCCTCGTATGCGCGAGGGTCTAGTTGGTGTTTGTACTTTTCTGCTAGAGATTTAATGTAGCCCTCTTTGAAGCATTTATAGGTTTTGAATGCCTCTCTAGCTGTAGTGAAGTAACCTAGATGTTTTTGCACACCAGAGCCTTGATTACATTGAGCCACAAATTTTAAACTTCGTTCTCGCCAATGCACTCCTATAGAGTGGTTTCCTCTTATACTATTACTTTTTGTTAGTGTAATGTTTATTTGTAAAGGTAAGAAACAACAAGAACCTTCTGAATAAACCTTGTTGCCTTTAACTAACAAATCCTTATCAAGATGCCAACTTTTTCCGTTTTCATCAGTGTATTTAAACCCCACCTGTTCTTGACACCATTCGTAAAAGAAAGTGTAGTTTTTGAAGTTTTCAGAGCAAGTTGTTCCTTCGTAAGTTGGAAATTTAACCCAGTAGTAGTTTGCACATCTTTTCAACATACTATTCCACACTTCGTACTCTTTTAAAGCTTTGTTGTTAGATGTGGCGGGGTATTTTCCACTGTTAGTACCGATACCTTGCACCAATTTACTGTGTTTCGACACAACCTACCCCCATCTTCTCCGCATACTTCTCAAAATTAAACATTTCGTTCTCCTCTCGCCGTAACCACAAGAAAAAACCATTCTCTTGTAGTCTCTCTTTATAATCATTAGGCCAAGAGGCTCTGTAAGCACCTATAACAGCGTTTAACACCTCTTTACGGCCTTTGCAATGTGCGAGTATCCCTTCTGCTGAAACTTTACCGCAACCGCTTGTTTTACGCAACCCATACTTCTCTTGTGTCTCTTTAGTAAGGTATTTAATGCCTGTTATGTTGTCAGATTGATCTCCTATGAGTAGCTGGAAACAAAACTTCTTAACCATTGCGTCACCACTATTCCACTCAATACCGCTTTCAGGGTATTGGTAATTAAAGAAGTAGCCTACAACATTAGCCATAATATCTTTATCACAGGCAGCTAAGATTACTTTGTCCTTTAGCCAACTGTTCTTGTTATTACCTTTCTGTTTGAAATACCACCAACCAATGATAGTAAGCAGGTCATCAGCTTCTTGCCCATCCGCTACCAGCACCTTTTCTTTATACTTGCCTTTCACAAACTCACGACACTCTTGTAAGAATACAGGTTTGTCTGAACGATTACCTTTGTACTTTGTATACTTAGCATCATACTCCATGCGATAGTTGCCAACACCACCAATACAGATACGGTAATCATCTGCTTGTGTTGCTAGTAGGATAGCTTCAATCTTTAGTTTAATTGAATGGAAAGCGTAACGCGCCTCGCCTGTAATAATAACTTCACTTGTTAAATTAAAATCATCAATACAAAGGTTGTGTTCTTCAAGCCAAGCCTTATAAACTTTAATGCCTTCAAAGATTTGAGCTTTGCCGTTGTGTAAGTTTGTTGCTGTATATTGAAGCTTCTGTTGCTGTGCTGCACTAGAATAAATCAACGTATCAGCATCAATAATCACTGTTCGTTTTGTTAAGTCAAAACTATTAAAATCTATTGTCATTTTACCCACCTATTATGAATATAAACAGAAGCTAACATACCTAGTGCTGCACCTGTACCTTGTGCTAACACTGTACCCCAGCCATGTTCAACGATTATACCCACTACAGCTACATCTGTCAATGCTAGTAGATAAGATGTAATGGCTATCATTGCGTACTTACCGTGTATCACGTTTTTCTGCTGCCACCCTCGTAAGAATATGGCGATGAATGATACTATGAATGCTGTTAGTTGTATCATAGTAGGTTCTCACTTACATACTTATACACTCGCCACTGTGGCAGATTGGGTGTACCTGTCATCTTGTATAACTCACACCAATCAGCACTAAGTAATAGGTTTTTATAATAATCGAAGTTTAACTTATCGTTAATCTTAATATAGAATGTCTTAGCGTACTGCCCTACGCTACACTCTTTGCCTATAGCTGCACCCCAAGCACAGATGGCAATATCATATTGAAAATCACCAAGCTCTTTGTTACGCTTAGGGTTTTGGTTTTTAATCACCTCTCTCACCTCTATCACCTCTATCACCCCTGTTTTGTAGTTTGGTTTTGAGTTTAGTCCGTTAGTAGGTCTTTTATAAATGTTGAAACAACAATGTACATTCTTACCGCTATAATCCTTTTCACCTAAATCTTCTGAATGGATTAAATCAAACTCGTAAATTGATACAACATTATTCATCTGATTTATTGGTAAAATAAAAGCAACATAATCCGCCATTGTAAAAGACTTCTTGCAAAACTTCTGCATCAGGTTGCCCCTACTACCGAACGGAGGGTTGCCTATTACTAAACGTCCTTTCTTGTATCCAATGTCTAATAATAAGAAGTCTGCTTGCATCACACCATCTGCTTTAGGCTCTAAGTCGTATGCTTCACAATCGTCAATGTTATTACTAAAACTACCTGTACCAGCAGAAGGCTCTATTATGCTTGTAATATTCTCCTTACCAATAACCTTATAAGCAGTCTCAATACAATAGACAGCCACACTTGTTGGTGTGTAGTATTGGTCTAAGTGTAGTTTAGTGCTGTTTTGTGTGTTATCACGCTTAAATTGTATTTTCATATTCAACCCTTAATCAAAACCAACAAAGCTTTCTGTAACTCTTTATCTGTTTGTATCTTAGTAATAAACTCACTACCAACAAAATAACTTATAAACTGGTCGCCTCTACCACCAATTACATTTTCTTCTTTATAACAATCATCAATCTTACTCTCCACAATAAAAGTAGCTTCCTCTTCACTCATTTTACGTTGTGTATCAATGTCTAAAACAACATCTGTAGCCTCAAAACTTGTTTCATACAGGCTCACCACTAAACCATAATCATCCACTGTTTCAATAACAGGTATGTCAGAACCGTTATCAAACACACAATTAGCACAATACAACCCACCAACTGTCATGTTATGTTGTTTATCAATTAGACGTAATATGTCCATACTTTTAAATTTAGATTTCATGCCACTTGTCCTTCTACTGTTTGTTGTGTGCGTTTACATTCGTGTAAGATTGTTTTAGGCTTAGTGCCATACTGTTTTAAACACCAATCATCTACCATAGCTTTAATAGCTGTAGGTTCTGTTTCTTCTGTATTAAATACATGAGTCTTACCATTAGGTAGGCGAATACCTACTGTTACTTCATTAGGGTTTTTCATACTACACCACCTGTTATACGTTTAGTTGCAATATCAAAATAGTTATCATCCATCTCAATACCGATAAATTTACGGTTTGTGTTCATGCAAGCTACACCAGTTGTACCGCTACCCATTGTAAAGTCTAACACTGTTTCATTCTCGTTGGTGTATGTCTTGATTAGGTATTCCATCAAGGCTACTGGTTTTTGTGTTGGGTGTAACCCACGCTTTTCATCTCGTGAAGAAAACTTCAAAATAGTACATGGGTACTTTTCGTCATAGACCTTCCCCTCATAATCTTCACGGCCAAGCCCGCTAACACCGCCGAACACTCTTGCTCCCTTGTTTGCACCCTTCTTAATTGGTACATCCCGCTTTAACATTTGGGGGTAATACTTAGGAACATTCCCAAAGACTACAATATCTTCATGTACACGCAACGGTTGGCGTTTAGCTTGTGGAAAATTAGCTGCGAACTTCTTGTCCCACACCCATTGGTGATGAAACATTCTCAGGTTAGATGTAATAAGAATACTTGTAAATGGCTGTGAAGCAGCCATAACAATAGCCCCATTAGGTTTAATAATGCGTTTTAATTCTAACCACATCTTATCAAACGGTATAACACTGTCCCACTTACAAACTGTTGTTCCGTAAGGTGGGTCTGTAAGAATTAAATCAACACTACCACTCTCAATCTCTTTCATTCGTTCTAAGCAATCCCCTTTCATTAACCAAAGGGATTCAGTTTTAATGTCTTTCATTTATTACACCACCTGTTGTATTGATTGAATTACATAGCTTATTTCATCCATGTCTTCATTGCTTAAATTTGTTAATTGTTGGAACTGTACAGCAGTACGAACAAAGAAGTTTTGTCCTGTTATTACACCCAACAATAAACCGTCTTGTGAACACACATCTATTGTGTTTGGTTTGCTGTTGGCTAAGTATTGTAACATTAGTTTCATTTTACACCTCGTTCAATTAGTTGTTGTAAGTAATTAACAACTGTTTGTGCTTTGTCGTCTTTTAAAAAGAAAGAAATAAACTCATCTGAACTTAAACCATCATAGTAACTACAAGTGTTGATAGCGTCTATTAAAGCCAGTCTACCTTTATTTTTTTCTTCACAAGCTAAAGCTTCTTTCTCTGTATCAAATGTACCAACGATAACACCTTCTACAACTGCAACCCATTTTTGTTTAGCCATTTTAATTCACCTCTGTTTAACAATGTTTGTGTCGATGTGTGCATCTTAATTGTTCATTGTTTTGTTGTCAACACATTTGTTTAATTATTTAATAAGTTGTTTTGTACTTTCTTATTTGATAGGCTGTTAAATATGCAAATAAAAGCTTTATTGCTGCTTTTATTTGTGTTAAAATTAACCATAAAGTTGTTGTTATGCGGTGTGAAATAATTTTTACTACTTTAAGACCACAATTTTTAAGTCCTTGTTTTTAAACAGGAAAAACACTGTTTTTTGCAATTTTACCCAAGCACTTTGGGTAAGCACTTTTGAGGTGAGCATGAATGTTAAAGTATTAGATGCCCTTATGGGGAGTGGTAAGACAACCAAGCTTATCAAAGATGTATCGTTATTACCAAACAACAACCCTGTAATTTATATAGCACCACTGCTATCTGAATGTCATAGGTTTGCAGGTACTATGGTTGATGAAGAAGGTGATATTGTTGTAGATGATAACGGTCAACCTATTTATGAAAACCATCACCCGTTAGCGTGTAAATCATTCAAACACCCGTCAAATAAAAATAGGAGAGGTACTAAGTTAGAGTCTCTTAAACAGGCAGTAAGTTTAGGAAAGAACATTGTTTCAACACACTCTTTGTTTAGAATGATGAACAAAGAAATAACGGATAAAATCAAAGAGAGAGGGTACACACTAATCATTGATGAGGTGTTGTGTGTTTGGGAGAAGTACACAATAAATAAGGAAAACAGTGATAACCCTGATGTAGATAATAAAAACACTGATACAGAGATAGCTAGACTAATATCCAATGGCTTTATTGAAGTAGACCCTTACGGTATTTTACATTGGCAGTGGGATAAGTTTAGTGTTGTAGAAGGAACACATTATGAAGAAACAGCTATGTTGTGTGATACAAAACAACTATTCATGGCTAACGGGACAGTTGTTATATGGGAGTATCCTTTGTGGGTATTGGAGTCATTTAAAGATGTTTGGATTGCTACCTATATGTTTGAGTCTAGCTTCATGGCAGAGTATTTTAAGTTACACGATGTCAAGTACGAAGTTGAGAAGTTTGGCAAGAAACCTTCAGATTACAAACACCTTGTAACAGTAGTAGAAGATGTTAAAATGAACTCTTGTGGAGAAAAGGACTTCTCTTTAAGTTACTCATCAATTGTAAACAAGAAAACATACAATGAAAAACTAAAAGACAACTTGTATAACTTTTTCAGGAATAAAACAAAAAGTAAAATACATGAAAGGTTGTGGACAACGTACAGTGCAAGAAAGTCTAGTATTAGTGCTGGAAGATATGCAGCTTCGTGGTTGAATTATAACGCTAAAGCAACAAATGACTATAAAGATGCCAAGTATGTAGCTTATTTTGTTAATGTGTATGCAAACGTAATGATTTTAGCAATGCTAAAAAGCAGAGCCACTGTATTTGACCAAGATAATTTCGCTCTTTCAGAGATGGTACAATTTGTGTGGCGTAGTGCCATTAGAGAGGAGAAGCCTATTGTTTTATATGTTCCAAGTAAGCGTATGAGGGAAATGTTTGTTAAGTGGATAAATTCAGAAGAATAATAGTTGACAACACAAACAAGGACGTTTAAAATTAGCATACACAAACAAATGTCCTTGGGGAATAAAGAGATGAAAGCATCAACAATGTTAGAAGGGTTATTAGCAGTTAAAGAAGCTGTATTATCAGAACTACCAAAGCCAGAATGGTTTAGTAGTAATTTTGGTATCTGCCGTAATCTTGAAGGTGCACTTCAAATTATAAACCAAGAAGCATCAGACCACGCTTACAGATTTGTTTCTGAATTTTCTATTTGTTGGTCGGAGCATAGTGGGAGTAGGTCTTTCCCTGTTAGTGAAGTTATAGGGGTATATAGTCCTAAATGGACAGGAGAACACGGTGCTGCACGTTTACGATTATTAGATTACCTGATACAACGTGTAGAAGCTTTAGGTAATGGTGAAATTAACCTAGGAGACTGTGAATGACAACAGTAATTTTCTTAGATGATGAACGTAGTCCAAAAGATGTTACTTGGGTTGATTATAATGGGATGTTTGGTGATTGCAACTACCATTTTCCAAGCTCTAGTAAGGAATGGTATGATTGTTTAAAGGTAGCTTACAACAGAGGTATGGTAAGTGACATTATATTCTCTTTTGACCACGATATACAAAGTTTTGGGGCAGATGGGGCAGAAATAACAGGATACGATTGTTTAAAAAGCTTAGTAAGTTTATGCCTAGATAATAATATTACTTTACCTAAGTGTGTATTCCATACGATGAATCATATTGGCAAAGAAAACATGGAGTCTTATTATAAAAATGCTTTGAAGTTTGAAGTAGAAAACAAATGTAACGGAGAGAATAAATGCTAGACATATACACAATAGAGCGAGGAGAGCGTGTTAAGTTTAGGGATAGCTGTAAGAAGCTCAAATACTTAAACTTCAATAAAGACACCAACACCCCTGAATGTTTAAGAGGTATGTTAGTTGATAAAGAGAAGATTAACCAAGATACAGACTTCTTAGTATTGGACATTATCTTAGGTGAATGGGGGTCAGTGAAAGGCTACGTCATTGCCGTAGATGGTGTTGAAGATGTTGTAGATGGGTTATACTTTGATTCAAGCTTACTAGAATTTTCTAGTATGTAATGGTAAAGTGTGCTAAAATATGTTCTAACACTAAACCTAAGGCGTAAGCACCCTACTGATATTAACAATGACTACTGACTACAAACTTTAGGATAAAACGCGATAATTGAATGGGTACTTGTCGCTGTTGAAACTAGAGTTAGAAGCGTAATGAAAATTGAGAGGACTATATGAAAAAGTTTAGCATAAAGGTGACGTACAAATACAGTGATACTGTCGAAGTATTTGCAGAAACGGAAGAAGAAGCGCAAAACATGGCTGTCAATGAAGCAAAAGAGTCGTTTGAATGTCTACATGACATTGAAGTTTTACAGACAGAAAGCATCTAACACGGCATTAACAGGCATAGCCCCACAAAGATATAAGCCCGATATGGTAATCCACATATCGTAAAAAGCGTA